ATGTCTGGACTGATCAATCCACATGCGGCCCCGGAAGAAGCAGCCTATGCGCTGCTGATTGAGCTCGTTCGCGCCCAGCGCGTGCCGCAATATGAAGGCGAAATTTCCGGCCTGCTGGCGATGTACGACGAAGCCGTTAAACACTTTAAAGAGAAAGAGACCGAGCGTTAGGCGTGGACATCGTGGTGCGAGAAAAGCGTGACGCCTGCGGAAGCCGCGCAGGCGTTGGCTGGATAGCGGCTTGGGTCATCAGCTGCCGCGGTAGGTAGAGTATCCGTACTGACTGAGCAGCAGCGGGATATGCAGTTTTTGATTTTGCTTTGTGACATTAAAAATAACCGGAATCACCGGGAAGAACGTATTCATATTTTGGCTTTTAAAATAGTCACCGGTTTTAAACGTCACTTTATACACCCCCGGCTCCATATTCTCCGCCTGCGGATAGAGCGATTTTATCCGCCCATCGGCATCCGTTTTACCGGTGGCGATATGCTGCCAGCTCTCCCCCTGCTGTTTATCCAGCTCAATCTGCACCCCCGGTGAAGGGAGCCCGGTTTGCTGATTAAGAATGTGTACGCTGAGCGTCCCCTCTGGCGCCGCCAGCGCGCTGAAGCTGAGCAGAGAAATTACGGAGGCGATAACTAATTTCATAATCGTGACCTTATTGGGCAAGTGAAAGTGCCCTAACTATAGTCAGCGCGGCGGGGAAAAAAATTAAACTTTTTGTTATCAGTTTGAGTTGATGGGTACTGTCTCCACACACAACACGCTGAACCGGTTTCCTCGTAAGAAGAGGAAGTGTCTTATGAGTAGGTAGCCCCGTGCTCTTAGTAACAGGATACGGTGACACTAAGTCTATCAGGCAGGGGAAATAGATTTGCTGGGTTCAAATATCACAAGGTAAAAAGATATACGCCGTGGCCTCTGCCGCCTCTACCAGAACAGTGCTTACTGCAAATGGGCTGCAGTATTCGAAATAATCATTTAATATTATTTAAACTACTATTCCAGTGTAAGTAATCACCTGGTTCAGATATTGATCGTTATCATTGATTCTCTTGTCGCCACGCCTTAACCATCTCCTTTGTTACCTCTTTCTTGTAGCAAATAGGTGAGTACCCACCAGCTTTGCTCCAGGCACTGCGGCCACCGCACGAGCTGCCGTTCCGGGCGGTATTGAAGGGACAGGCACAAGTACCGGGGTAGGATGCGACAGAGTCATCAATAATCCTTTGACTGACCTGATCATCGCTTAAGGAATTCGATTTGGCGATGGAAATATCTGATGCAAAGACGCACACAACAGCGAATACGGAGATGGCGACGAATTTGATGTTCATTCGGATCTTTCCAGGTAGTGGATGAACATCGAGGGTATGCTTTCAAATAGTGTTCAATATTGATCTATAACAACTGTACTTCACGCCAGCTTAAAATGCGATATTTAACCCAGTCAGACAGAACCTAAAGCTATAATGACTATTAGCCTGTTACCGGCAACATATTTTCACATTCCTGCAGAGCGCTTATTCTGCACTCAGCTATAACCAGCATTAACCATTCTGTTCGATATTACAGAGCAGTAATGCTGTACTCTGACTGGCCATCGTCCGACAGATACTACAAGACATTAGAATCATCGAAATGGTCCGTCGATATGCTCACCTGGCACCTAACCATTTAACTGAGCACGCACGTCAAATTGACTCAATTTTTGCAAATTTTTGCAGAAGATGTCCCAAATATGTCCCACAAGGAAAAATCAGCGACTGGAGGAAGTTGATAAGTGATTGATTATTAAATGGCACGCCCTACAGGATTCGAACCTGTGACCTACGGCTTAGAAGAAAGTAGAGCGTTAAATAACACACTGTAATCACACATGTTTTCCGCGTTCGCATCCGGTTTTGTGTCGTTTCGTGTCGTTTGAATACATCCCTGTCTTTATCGTGCATTCCTGTCACGCCACATCTACGACACAGCAGCATCGAGCTGACAGCAACTAAACAACCGCATTGTCCTGGCGCACATCGCAGATAGTAAATGTCACTACACCGATGACAGTAACATCGTCCAAGACTTCGCCCTCGATCGCTTCACCATCTTCGGTTATCAGCGCCTTTCCTCTCAGCGTGGCAAGTTCCGTCCCGCCTCCGTGCTGGATCAGAACCTGGCTCCCCTGTTTTGGCTTCAGGGAGATATCCAGCACAACGTAACCGCCAGAACGCTCGAACAGGAGCGTGTTAGGCCCGACATTGCAGATCGTGTTAACAGACAGCCTTGCTCGACGTAGTCCGTCGCGGGTGAAGGGAATCCCATTAGATCACCATCCCCATGTTGGCCATCATCCACAGCCTGTTTTCACTATGGTCCGGCGTCTTATCGACGAAATACGTTTGCTCGCGTGCGATCCAGGTGTTGGCTTCCACCTCGGAGAAGTGGATTCCGCGCCGGCGCAGCGCCGAAACGAAGTCACGGGTGTGAAGGTACTGGTAGCCTTTGGCGTTTCGCAATACCGACTCGCGGAACGCCGCGGCGATGTCTGACTGTCTAAGCATGATCTTCCCTCCATCAAAATACTGTTTTTATATACAGTAGTTTTGTTGGGATTGAAGATCAATACCAGCGGCATAATTTCGTTATTCCGGCAATTATTAAGTTGATTAGCCTGTTATTTTCCCAATTCTCTCCATCAGGTATGCAAAAATGACATCCTGGGCACTGGTCCCGTAGGAATACAAACCAGGTATCACTATTGCGTCTGACAGCACAGACGTCAGGGGTGAAATAGCCCCATCTCCAGCACCGCCTAAATTCATTTTTTGAGACGTGGTGTATGCAGGTATCGTATAGCCAGTTACCTGTCTGGTTGTTACCGTTGTCTGGTCAGACCTTTGATATGCTATCGCATATTTTCCAGCTGAGGCATCTGCGCACATAACCACGGCGCAAAACAAACCAGACCCCATATTTGATGGGGTGAAAGGAACATCTGGCTGTGTGCCACCGTTAAAAAACACGGGGAAATTACCAGATGAAGTAGTGCGAATACCAACCCCATGAGGGGTTGTTTCCTGGGTTGCGATGACTATTCTGTCTGTAGGGGTTGATGGTAATGCACCTGATGGTAGCTGATAAATAAAAGCAAACGTATTTATTGTCCCATTCAGTGCCACTGGCGTATCCCCGAAAAGACCCTCAGCACCTGAAAAATTAATACCCTGCAGAGTTGACCCATTATATTTTGTCGTGGGTTCCAGGCTAGCCTGAGAATTGAATTTACCTCCATCAATTCTGTTTGCGAGTGCGGAAACTTTTTGCCCGACCCCTGGCTTGATAAAATCAACCGTTGCAGGTGACCAGATGGTGGGATTTAAATTTGCCAGTGCTATTTCCGCAGCTGTCAAAGAATAAACGGGAAGCAACGGGTTATTTAACCCTGTGTCAGTGTAAAGAAGGCGCATTTTTTATCCTCAGAAAACGTTGATTCGAAAAGCAGGGAGCCAGTCGTAGAGAGTTACGGATGTGTCATACACCCAGGTGATTCCAGCGGAAGATCGTACACACCCTCTCGCACCAAGAGTCCGCCCGGAAGGTTTTACAGATGCGCCGCTCTGAAGTGGGTTTTCTACTGTCGCATAGGAAACGCGCCCAAAACGGCCAGATGGGGCGGTCGCCAGGTTAATCAGTACCCCCTTGCCGTCCGAGCTGATCGCGACGCTAGATATAGCAGGTGGAGCACCAGTTTCATCTGTGTAGTTAAAACCGTAATTTGCCAGGCCATCAGTACTAATATTGGTCGTGTCTATCGTCAGGTTGGTATACGAAGGGACATTAATTTGTATTTGTGTGGGTGAGTTCCACACGAAACCAGACGGAACCATTCCGTACCATCCGCTGGCAAACCACTCCTGGACAATTGCTCTTGCCACAGCCGCGCCACGTTTATTTTGTGCTGCACAGGTGAGGTGCAAACCGTCAGAAATAAAATCATACTGATAAAGAGTATTTACACACCTGAACTGCTCATGACCATGAAGTTTATTTACTGACATCCTGACATATTGTCCTGTAAATGCTCCGTGGTTATCGTTAACGTATCCGATCTGCGTTTGCGCTATAATCGGCGGTTCGTTTTGGCCCGTTCTTGCCATGATGTCACTGATGGCCTGGCGCTGGTATTGATGAAGTCGCGACTCATACATCCCCTCTCGAAGCCCACTCCAGTCCTCGTCGGACTCCCCCTGCATCCAGTCAACGCACAGAACAATCGGCAGCCAGCCCTTAGCCTTACAGGCCGTTACGCAGTCTTCGATTGAATCGAGCAGATACTGATATACCTGGTTACCCCGTTTCTGGTACTCGTAAGCCTGACCAGACTGCGCACATACGATTGATAGCGTGCGCGGCATGATTCCGGTAGCTGCAGCCATATCGCGAATGAAGGTGTTTGCCAAGCCAGACGCTGCAGTCTCCTTATCAGTGCCGCTTACTGCCTCAACCAGTGGCACCAGAGTAGTGCTGCGCGTCCCCGTTCTCCTGACCCCACCAGATAACATAAACGCGTTATCGGGATAAACTGGCGTTGCCGCGACAATAGTTTGATCGGCGTCAGGGCAATAACCACGTGCGTTGGACTGCCCAGCAGTTACAAAAATGAAACAGACCGGTACATCTTCTGAGTATGGATATACCGTAGACCCTGACAAATGAAGTCCATACTCAGGGAGCTGGTTGGCATCATCGTCGCCACCTCCCCCACTCTCCTGGTTAACCAGAACCAGGCCGCTATCGGAATAGATCCAGTGATGTCCGCCAACCGTGTAAGCCTCAACGATTTGGTTGGTAGCGGCGTCAACGATCATACGCCACACCTTTTCACCGCCGATAAACTGCGTCACCTGTCCCTCGCTTCCCAGTGCGTATAACTCCGCCTCCTGCGGCGTGAGGAGCTCATAATATTTCCCATCAGGACCGATTTGGATAAGTCGACCATCCGTATTTAAAAATGGGGCCACTCTTTTTGTCTCCGGGTCATAACCAGCCAGGGCCACACTGTCTGGTGATACCTGGTATCCGTAGTCGTCACGGAGCATCCGCCGCCCGGTAGGCTGCAAAGTTCCACTGACGTTTATGTACTCATCCGCAAGCGTACTGCCGTCCTGACTGCGGACATAAGTTGTTGAACCTGAAGGAATATTAGCGATGTCTGCCTGTGCATCAGCCAATGTCATATACTGGCGACTTAGAGGGATCAGATTCTGCCGCGTCTCTTCGACAACTTTATCCCCTTCTGCCTTAATTCCATCTACGGTGTAATGCTCTCCGCCGAGGCGATCGGTATATGTCAACTCGGTACTGGTGACAACCTTATCCAGCATGGCGCCGGCATAAACTGCATCCCGGATATCCGTGCTCGGAACAGCGTTATCTGTGGGAGTTGGTAACGGTACTTCTGCCATTGTGCATGTCGCCCTATGTAAAAGGCGCACAAACCCCTCAGAATTAATCTGATGTTGTGCGCGAAGGTTGGTAATTACTGCTGTGTGTTACGGATAAATCGAGTCTGAATATTCAGTGAGTGAGAGGGTTTGAGTATCGTCACCGTTAGGTTTGGCGCTATCGACGCGCCAGATAGTGGAATTAAGTTCCGAGTCGGTAGCGATGAAATACCGGCTGGGGTTTTGTACATTTTTGCGGTCATAAATGTTCAGATCGAAAGTATCGGCCGCAGCCTGAAATGCTTTGGGCTTGCCGCTTACCGGATAGGCCCGCCAGCGCCCGCGGTAATTTCCGAGGCTGTCGGTCATAACCACCCACATATCGCCGAGAGAAAAGTCGAGACGCTCTGAGGTCGCAAATACGTCTCCGGATCGCCCGGTGATATAACCGGTTTGCTGCGCGTTGTCGTACATGTCAGGACACTGAACCACCGTGCCGCGAACAACCTGGGTCTCTTCGAGCACTTTCACCGTCATGGTCAGGCGTGAGTAGAGAATTTTTCTCGCCTCAAGCCAGGCCCTGTCGGTTGCCTGGGTGGCGTTTCGGCAGCCGTCCAGGCTGATCTGCATCGCGTTAACAGTGGCATCCTCAACCTCAGTGATGCCGCTGCTGTCGATCTGCAGGTAGATGTACGCCTTCTTGTTCGTCAGCGGGTCAACGTAATCCAGCGCCACGCCGTCGTAACCACCAGGGAGAGACATTTGCCAGGCTACTTTGTACTCGTCCCAGAACATGTTTGAGCGCGCAAAAACCGCATCGGGATTTGCCACCCTCTCATCACGCCAGAATGTCAGCACATCGCCGATGTTATTGCCGTCAACGCGGGCCACATTGGCGATCGTCGCTATTTTCTCTCCCAGCGACTGCTTCTCATCCGAGAAGGTGTAATCGAAATACCCTAGCGCCTCATCCGGCAGCGAATCGGCAATGGCATAAAGAGCCGCGACGTCAATACTGGCCACGTCCTGTTTACCCACAACCACCCACTCATGCAGGATAGCGTCAGCAAACGAACGACTCGGCCGCAGCGTGTAATCAACCGCGCCGGTAGCCCGGTCGTAGCTAATGGTATGCCGCTGCGTCAGCATGTTGTACTTCTGCTCGCGGTTTGAGTTGCTGTCATTCGACCCCTTAATCGTGATGCGGGCAATCGTGTCTTCCGGATAAACAACGTTTTCGCGCACGTTAACCGCATGGATTGCCATCAGCGTCACGACGTTAGCGTCATTGCTGTTGTCGAGGCGCTCGATGGTCACCGCATAGCGCCCCGCCCCGGCAGCCGGGACAAACTTGTGCGTTGTGCGGAAATACCGGGTCGTCACCTGGAAGTCGTTATCGAAGAAATAATCGTGCTGCTCTGACGTACCGGGCACCTGATTGTTGTCGTCATCGACCTGCCAGAACTTGATCCGGTATTGCGTTGTGCCGGCAGTCGCGCCTAGCTGAACCAACACATGCACCCAGACCTGAGTGGACACGATCGGCGACACTGACGGTCCGATAACCAGAGGGGTCTGGTCATTCAGCGTGAACAGCGTCGCGTTGATAACCGCATTGCCCGGCAGAGACGTAATTTCTCCCGAGAGTTCGCCAATATAGAACGTCGTGTAAGAAAGCGTATCGTCGCCAATAAAGCTCTCAGAGGAGATGATATTCCCGGCGCCGGTGACATTCCGCGTGACGCTTGTGCCGCCATCGTTCCAGGTGGCATTGATGAGGAATGACACGGGATGAGGTACCGCCAGCGCAGCAAAATAGCTGAAGTTGTCATCGTTCGACAGCACAACAGCCTTTAGCTGATTACTCTCGATCGCCACCGATGTCGGCGCCGTCGTGGTAGCGGTTTGGGCCGGGAAGTCCTGGCTTTCGTTCAGGCCGGGGACAGTTTCGTTATCGACGTCATCGAACTGATACCCCACCTCAATCGTGCCGATCACGTCACCCGGGTTAAAAATCGCAGAACTGGCGCCCGCCAGGCTGCCAAGGTTCGATTCCGAGTAGCGGATCGAGGAGATAGTGTACCGTCCGTAACCGACCTCGAACCATTCCGTAAGCTGTTTGTTATTGTCGACGAACTCGAACAGCGCCTCCTGAATCAGGTCAGGGAAGACGCGGCACTGGCCGTAAATGTTCGGGCGCCCCTTGTAGAGTCGCGCGCGGTTCGTCTGGCCGGTTAAGTCGTTGTTGGGGGATTCGCCTGTCGCCACCGATACCGACGCACTAGGCTTATTTGACAGTCCGAACACCTTCAGCGCGCCGGAGAGGATTTTAGTAACCGGACGCAATATCGTGGTGATGAGCTTTCCCACCCCGCCCTCTGGCTGGTCGAACACAGCCACAGTATCACCGGATCGCAGTGGCCGACTGATATCGTAATCGTCCGGCAGCGCTCGGCCATTCAGTTTCACGATAACATCGCGGTGCAGCTGCAGAGAATCCAGCAGGCTCACCAGTGTGGTACCGGCATCTACCGTTCCCCGCTGCAGCGGCGCGCCAGGCAGCCTCTGTAACTCATATCGCACCATGCACCATGTACTCCACTTTGCTGTAAACCTTCAGTAATGCCAGCGGGCTATCGCAGCGCACGAAACCAAATTCCCCGCGGGCATGCAGGCACTTAACCGGGCTGATCATCACACCGATATGCGCCGGCACTTCGCCGCGGTAAAAAACGGCGATGCATCCGGCGGCCGCCACCGGCACACGCTGCCAGTGCGCGTGCTCCTGTTCGTAGCAGGTGATGAAATCCGCGCCCGATTCGTAGCCGGCGATGTGATGCAGCTCCAGGCCGAGCACATGCCGGTAATACAAAACGACGAGTCCCCAGCAATCCAGCTGCTCAAAACTGCAGGCGCGGTTAGCCCAGGGCTTGCCGTTAACAAGCCCGATAAAGTCGCTCTGTGTCATACGGTGATCAGTCCGGGATAGTCTTTCGTGGTGTAAATGATGGAGTTGGCCAGCGTCAGCGGATTAGTCTTGCCGGCGGTCACGGTGACGTTGCTGGCATCGGCTGAAATGTCGTTCACGTAAAGCGTCCAGTCTTTCAGAGATGATGCATCGCCGATCGCGTTCCACTGCTGATACAGGCACTTTATCGGCGTCATGCGCGCCGCCCCGCGCCAGCTTTTCAGTGTCTGCCGTACATGTTCCGTGGCGGCGACAAACGTTATGGTCATTGATATGACCGCCGTTCCGTCCTGCGCCGGCTCGGTCACGCTGAACCGCGCAGGCTCGAAGGCATTTCCGCCAAACGTCGCCGGTCGAAAAAGGTTATTGACCACCCGGTAATAACCAAACGCAGGATGATAAAACTCCACCGTCTGTTTGATATCGCTGGCCGGCCGCCGCTCTTTCCACTCTCTCAAAGTCGGCATTAGTCAGCCCTCGGCATCACTTCGGTTATCAGGTAATCCAGCCAGTATCCGTAGCCAGGCTGGGCCTCTACGATCCAGTCGTCATAGTCCTCGGTAATGTCCTCGATACCGTTGCTTATAACCGTTGCGGTCCAGGTGACAATGTTGCCGTTTTTGCTGGTCTGCACCGGCATGTCGACGAAATGCAGCGTCTGCTGCTGAACGCCCTGTGTATCACCCAGGTCGATCGGCATCTGGAACCAGTTGCGTCCGCGGTCGCAGTAGGTCGGCGATCGCAGCCATGACTTAAAGCGCTCAGCCTGGGCCAGCGTGAATATCCACTGCAGCGTCCATGTCGCCTTAAGGTCCGTGGTGATCGGCGTGATTATCAATGGACCGACTGCCGTCTGCGTCGTCTGCCAGGCTGTATCCTGCGTCATGTTCTGATCGGCGCGCTGGGGAAGCGGCAGGAACGGAGGGTATTGAACAGTTGCCACGTTTCCTCCGGGCATAAAAAATGCCGCGACTGCGGCACTGATCTTTTATCAGGATGTTCGCCGATTCGTTACCAGGTTAGGCTGAATACCCCTACACAAATCGGCGGATAATTATGGATATCGGTTTACTCATTACTTCTCTTAAGAGCGGAATTGGCGCTCTCTCTGCGGTTCAGAGCAATGAGGTCTTGCGCGAGCGCATCGCTTTCATCGGCGAGCAAATTGACGTACTTCAGAAAGCCCATGCTGCCACCGTACAAGAACTTGCCGAGGCGAAAGCCAAAAACGTAGAACTTGAGAAGGAAATATCGGCTTACAGGGCAAAGGATCAGTTTGTCGAGCACATGGGCGCGGCCTTTAGAAAAAATCCCTCGGGTGGCTACGTCAACGCGGTTTATTGTCCCAACTGTCATAAACAAGTCGGAAGTGGTTTTGATGATTTTCCGTACCATTGTGGCTCCTGTGGCTGGACATCGAGATTCGAGGCTCGCGAAACAGAGAATGTGATGAAATCCCTTCCTCAGTAAGGAAAATAATATTCAGTACTCAATCAATATCATCCGGTAAATTTAGCTGACCTTTTGCCTGAAACAGGGCCTCCTCAAGGGCGGCAATGATCTTCTGCTGTGTGCCGTCCTTCAAGTAGCCCAACGACGCCATCCCCTCCTGTTTATCGCTGTCGCGGTACCAGATAACCTCACCATTAACTTCGATTGCTACTTTCATAATGTTCACCCATTAAAAAACCCGCCGGAGCGGGTTTGGCTTAGTAAGCACCTTGCGCTTTTCTTCCGAGACCAAAAGCGCTCTGAATTGCTGAGGACATTGGCCCATTGCGATCAACATCGGTAAGAAAAGCTTCCACTGTCACAACACCACCTTCCTGGCTGGCCTGCGCCTGGAATGAATGCTGTCCGCCACTGGTCTGGTCATAAAACTGGATGTTTACTTGGACCTGTCCGCCATTCATATCCTTATTGCTGATGACCTTCCCGTTATCGCCGGGGATCATGTACTGTTTGCCGGTACTGGCCTGGTAAATCTCTGGCTTGCCTTTCTCGCCGACCTGATACAGGCCGCCGGCTGATACCGGGCCGCCGTTGTAGCGGGCGCCGGCAAGCGCAAGCCCGTTAGCCAGTCCCACTGTCGAACTGATACCAGTTGCAGCCGGACCAGCGTTAGCACCGAACGAGGCGAGCGATGCCATCGCGGCCGCAGGAGCCCAGGCGGAAGCGGTAGTTGCCGCCAGTCCGACTGATGTCGCCACCGATGCGGCGCCGAGCGTCTGACCGAGAATGTAATTTTTCAGCGCTTCGACGCCAACCTGGACAATGCTGTTGATCACGCTGTTCAGGATGGTATTCCCAAGTGACCGCATCGCCTCCTGGGCTGACATTGTGCCGGTTAGCAGGCCGGTGATTGCATTGGAGGCATTCCCGCTAAAGGCGTCAACCGCACTCGTCAGCATGTTATAGCCGAGGCTTTGCTGGCTGAGGATTTCCCATTGAGCTGCGATCCGCTGCTGCTCATACTGCCGGTCAGCGGCATTTTTCAGCGCTAATGCATTCTCATGGGCGAGAACCCCTTGCTGCTCGAACTGCTGAATCAGCGCCAGCTCCTGCGCGTGCTGGTTGGCCAGTTGCTGCACCGGGTCAACTTCAGCAAGTGCCTGCTGGGTGGGGTTAACCACCTGCTGTGAGCGTATTTTGGCAAGGTTGGCCTGATGCTGAGCCTCCAGTTGCTCACTGGTTTGATCGTACTGTTGCTGGGTAATCCTCTTCCCATCAAGAGCAGTTTTCAGATCCTTCATATCCTGCTGATAAGAGGCGTTCTCTCTTGTTTCAGGGAGGAGCTTTTGAGCGGCGGCTTGGGCTTTGAGAGCATTGGCCGTATCCCATGCCGCCGCTGCATCACGTTCAACTTGAGCAACCTGCTGCGGTGTAGCATTCGTTAACTTCTGTTTTGCTGCCAGTATCGCCTGTTCGCGCGAGAGTTCGCTTGTAGAATCGGCAGCCAATTTTGCTTTCTGGCTGTACTCTTCGACAACTTTTGCATTTCTCTCTGCCTGACTCTCACCTTTCTTCTGCTCCGCTGTCAGCTTCTTATGCGAATCGAGATTGGTGTAAGTCGCGGCAGCATCATCCATCATTCGCTTGGTGTGCGGATCGTCTTTCGAGAATCCCGCATCCTCAGCTGCATATTGAGCCGCTAATTTTGCCCTTGCGGCACCTTGTAGTTTAGAGAGCGCCAGATTCCTCTCGGACTGCTGAATTAAGCTTTTTTGCCCGGCGGTTAGGTTATCAGTGGACTTCTTTAACATTTCAAAGTTAAAGGCCGCCTGAGATGCTCCGGTGGAAAGGTCTACTATCTTGTTGTAAAGCTCTACTAACTCCGGCTTGGCGTTTTTTGATGACGAAATCATATCGCCAATTCTTAACGCTAAAGTCTGCAGAGCCTGAGGTGATGGGTTATCGCTTAGATCGGCGAGTTGCTTAGTAAGACCAAACGCCGCCTCTTCAGAAATACCCAATCTAGAGGCTACGGCACCGACAGTATTGCCGATGCTATTGGCTGTTGCCGAGAACGCCTGTCCCGCACCATACGCCTGATTCATCGCAGATTTGTAATCATCTGTCGTGATATTTAGCGACTTAAGCCGATCGTTGAATCCGTCAATTGATGCATAACCACCACCAAAAGCTGAAATAGCTTTATCTCCAAATGAAAGGAAGGAGTCAGCGGCATCACCGATGGCTTTAGGTATCTTTGAAATTGCCTGATTGTATTCAATCGCAGCCTGATTTCTGAGTAATGTTGCAGCGGTAGCATTCACTCTAGCAAGGTTTGCGTATTTGTCAGAAAGTGCAGCGATACCCTGAGTAGAAACAGAGATAACATCATTCATCCTCTCGGCGGCATCTTTAAGCGCATCCATTGCACTTTTGCCACCATTGAGAGAAGAAATTAAAGTCCCTGCAACAACAGTTCCAAGCGCGATTAGCGCCCCGACGATAGCACCACCCGGCCCGAATGCTCCAGCCAGCTGCGACCCTTGCTGACTAAATGCTACCAATGCAGATTGACCACCTTGGACCTGAACGATGAAGTCCTGGATCTGATAACCTGCCTGCTGAACGCTTCCCTTCAACCCTGAAGACATCACTTTCGAGGTAGCATTAAGTTGCGTATCAAGCTTTTTGAATTGCCCTGATGTTTTTTGTGCATTATCGCCAATGTTATCTAGGGCTTTATTCGCCTGCTGCTGACCAGTAAGCAATTTTGCAACATCGGCCTCAATCTCAATGTAGACTCCGCCAAGATTTTCACCTTCAGCCATACCTTTCTCCGGGCAATAAAAAACCCCGCCGGAGCGAGGTTTGTGTTGTCTACGAAAGTTTCGTAATTATTTGCCAATTACGTACTCTGCATTAGCCGCAGCTTCTGGACTCAATTTTTAATTGTTGATCCAGTAACTTCAACATATTGCGACCGCTCTCGCTCTTATCAGATAAGAAAGCAGGCTCTTTTGATTTCTTAATGAAAACATGCCCTGCATCACCATCTGTATAAACGAACCGACCTCCAATTTTACTTATATCGGTATGTCCAGAGACAATACCACAGACAGCGTTTAAGCTTTCATTTCTGAAAACCTTTATCTCTGAGAAATCCAGTCCTAACAATGGGTTGAAATTACTGTCACAAATAATGACAGCAGAGCCACTTCTGGCTTTACCGCTAGCTTCAAGTAATCGCCATCTTTCGCAGTCTCCCGGCTTATACTTCTGAGATAGCTCTTTTCTTACTGCCTCTTTTGCATCATTAATGATCTGAGTATCAGATTTTGCATAACAAAAGTGTGACAAGAAAAGTAGCCCGATAATGATTAACCGCCTCACATCGCTACCCCGCACTCTTTATGAATAGACTTCTCATTCATCATTTTAATGGCCTTTATTTGTAAGCAGACGACGTTACAACCTTCTTTCCATCCGGTTCAGAACAGGAGATCATAACTGTTCCATCGTTGGTCCAGAATTTAACTATGTAAAGAACATTCGTATCTACTATTACATTGGCCGGATAACTATCACTAATCTGGCTAAAAATGTTATACGCATCTTGTTTGCAGTGATCAAAATCAACCACCTGCACACTTTTAGTTACGGGAGACTCTTGCTCAGGATACTGTCCTGATGCGGCCATTGAATTAAGCTGTTCTTTTGTATAGCTTGTTGACGCCGCTGTGCTGAATGCCAACGAAAGCGAAGCCACTAACAGAAACTTCCTCATATCCCTATCCCCATCAGTAAATGATGCGGCAATCGTAGCAGAGGGGAAGCGATACGACAAAACCCGCAGTTAAGCGGGTAGAGAAACATAAGGTCTTAGCCTTCTTTTCTCGGAGGAGTTCGGCGGCCTATTACAAAGACTGTTGCAAGCCCAATAAGATCAAGCCCAATTAAAGTGCCAGCAAAGATGGTATTACCACGATAAGCAAAAACAGAGGCGATCCCAAGTATCACCAGTGTTATCGCAAAGCCCATCCACTGACCTCTTTTATCCCGACTTATGGTGCCCCTGATGGCCATATCCTGAGTGCTATGTCTGAATTTCTGCTCATTCTCAGCCATAGCAAACAGCCGTTCCGCGCCGCCGGGTAGGACCTCATCATAGCTCTGCATCACTTCGGGAGGAGGAAGAGGTCCGGAGTAATGAGTTTCATGCCTGACCATAGCCTGAAACTTCCCGCTACCAAGCAAGACGTCGATGATTTCTGGATTTGCCTCCAGCTCCTTCTCTATCTTGCCGGCCTTTGCGACAACATTGTTATTGCTTTGCGGCTTCGGCTTTTGCTGCATTTGCTAATGTAATTGCGCGTCCAAAATCTCCGCCAATGCGTCTGAAATCACTACGCAATGGATCGGTGCCAATGGCTCTTTTGGCGATTTTGACGTAATCGGTTGACGGAGCGATATCAAGAATGCTTCCGGCAGCGCGTAAGTAGCGGCGTACTGTTGCTTTCATGCTTCCTCCGATAGTTGAATGGGATACAAATGAATACCTGATGCAATCGAGTATACAACCGAGGTTGTGGGGGATCAACGCGATGTTGCTTTATTGCAACTGAGCCCACCTGAGTGGGCTATCCAAAAACCACGAATTTGTGGGTTTCATGCTTCGGTAAGCGCGCCAGGAACGCCGGGCAATGCCAACTGACCTTGCTTGTCCAGTTGCTCAATGCGTGAAAGTAGCTGGGGCTTCTTCTCTTTCCCCCACCGGCGTAACAGGCGACCAGACATACTGGCAATATCCTTCTCTTTCAGGAACTCCAGCATGACGGCGTTACGCTCTTCTTCAAACTGGCGCCGCCCTACCTGAAGCATCGCGTACATCCAGTTGAAGGCGTTGATGTAGGCGATCTTGATACGCATCGCCTCTTTTTTGGTGTAGGACATAACCAGAAGCATCAATCCATCTTTGCGGAGTCGATAGAATTTCTGCGGCTTTCCGTTCTGCAACTCATTGTTTTTATAGCAAAGCTCAAAGTTGAGTTTTGTATCAAACTCCGGGGGACAGGCCTCGATAGTTCGCTCAATGTCGCGAATTACGTTTTTAGGCAACTTTCCAAATGCCTTCGCTACCATAAACGAGTCAGTTACCGGGTCGTTATCGGCCACAAAAATCAGATCTCGAAAGTCTAACCCATTAATTACTGTTGGATATTTCATATCGGTCTACCTTTGAGTGATGAACCTTGTCGCACAGGAAACCGGCCCACAGAAGGGCACCGACAGCCAGCCGGCATCCTCAAGGGTCATCCTGAAAGGTCCTGTGTTAAATGCGCGTGCGAGGCGCGTCAGAAGTGGATCGGCATTAGCCGATCACGAACAAACGGATGTAAAAAATCCCCGCGGATGCGAGGCTGATATTCGGTTAGTCTTGGGGTTAATTCTTCGTGCGGCTTGTCATGGTTCGCTCCTGCTCCATCATCGCCTGCCAGCGGCGATCGTCTTCGTCCATGACCGTGTCGTACTCTTCTCGCGTGAAGCCCTTTTGGTTCGGATATTTAGCATTCAGAAGTAAGCTGAATTCTGTCATCGTGAGGTTCTCGGCCTCTTCCCGGCTTATTCCGAAATGGTTGCGGGCCGCCATGATGTAGTCGGCTGCGCGGAATTCTGCGGTTGTTTCGTTCGTTTCGTAACGCTGCAGCTTGCGCACCTTCGCTTTGCCGATGATGCCGTGCATCATCAGGTTTTGCGCGACGATGACCATACTTTCCGGGGGCATACTACCCGGACGCCAGACAAAGCCACGCTTACGTGATTTAGCTGGCTTCATCCAGCCAACCAGATCGCCGATATCATCGTCACAACATGCTGTCAGTACCGTATGCGCGGCCATGATCGCTTTGCGTGACAGAAGCCCGCTTTGCATAAACCGCAGGACGCAATCAGGAAGGCGGCTGTACTCATCGCGGACATAGGCCTCGGCTGCGCGCTGCGCGAATGGCGCCGTCTCGTCATTGCACAGGTCATAGAACGCCTGGACAATTTCCTCCGGCTCTCCAATGCGTGCCATGTTGCGAAACGACGGCCGAAAAAAAAATTCCCGGTCACCGAATCCGATTACACATTCGCCTAATTCTTTAATGGGGGTCATAGTCGCTCCATAAACAGTATCAAGGGCGCGTAAACGCCCTTTGTACTATTCACGAACTGGCCTGGTGGTTAACTGATAGTGACCGTGCAGGATGCAGACGTGATCTTGACTGGTGTCGCGGAAGAGTCGGTGACTTCACAGGTATAAACCCCGGCATCACCAGAAACAGCGCTGGCCTTGTTGAATGTCGCCGTTGTTTGCCCGCTGACAACCGTGCCGTCTTTCTTCCAGACGTAGGTGTAAGGCGCTGTGCCACCCTCAACCACGACCGACATATTCAGCGCCGATCCGGCCGTCACGCTCTTGGTCGTCGGCAGGTTGGTGGTGAACGCCAGCGCCGGCGGAGCGACCTCAAATACCACGGAGTCTGCATCAGCAACTTTCCACTCACCAGAGAAGGTCGAAATATCCGAGGTGCCGAAATCACCAGACCAGGATGTGGTGTTGAAGTAGCCCATGATATAAGTGCCAGCGTCTTCACCGGTGAAGTCGAAGCGAACCCAGACTGTCGGCTGACGGCCTGCCTGTACCTCATCGAAAATATATTTCGAGATGGTGATGGCGCCGACTTCCGTCGTCTTGTCCTTCTTGCGAAACTCACCTTCTCCTGAGATGGTGAAGTCCATGTTGTTGACCAGGTTCTCAACCAGCCCCTTCGTATCGTCAGCCTCAGAGGTGACGGTATTCATGGAGTAGTCAAAGCCCTTGGTGGTCATGGCGCCGAGTCGCTTCCATTCGGAAAGCGCAGGAACCGTATCAGCACAGCCAAAAGCCATGCGGAGCACGGCCACCTTACCAATCAGCTTGCCGGTGTCATTAGCGCAGCCTTGCATGTATGCCTCTCAATTAAAAAAGGCCGCCATATGGCAGCCTGATGGGTGATTCTGACGATTATTCGCCGTATGTGCAGGAGACGAGCAGCCGGGTTACTAACCGGCCCTCTTCGGTGGGGATCGGCGCCGGGACATTGCCGACAAGCCGCAGCGCGCCAACGCAATCATCGGCGCCGGATTGCGCGCTGATATACTCGACAATGGCGTTTACCGCGGCGTCAGCAGCATCGGGATTGGCCTTCGAGGAGATCACATCAACCATCACATACCAGTCGCCGCCGAGGTCAAAGGTGATATCGGTGCCGCCGGAAGGCCTGAACACGATGAACTGGTCCGTGTCTTTCCCGGTATCGCGCCATTGCCGCCACTGGACCTTAAATCCCGCGGTAAGCCCCTCAGCCACAAACAGGTCTTTTAGGCGCATATACATGGGGGGTGTCATAGCGAAAGCTCCTTCTTCACCACCGCGTCAATCTGGCTGCGGGTATCCTCGAAGCCCTTCGTTAAGAACGCCTTGCGGGCCGTTGCTCGCGTGAAGTTCTGTTTCACTGCCGGGTCGTGGACATACACCGCATAGTTGGCGGAGTAACCAACGCGCCCGGTTACCCTGGTGCCGTTAGCCGTGATTTCGCGGAACTGGCTATTGATGAGCGTCGACGTATCGATCGGGGTGTAAAGCGCAGCCTGCGCACTGCCAATAAGCATCGCAGACTGGATTGCTCGCACGACTTTACGCCCCTGGACGTCTTTGATAATGCGATCTAGGTTGGCCTTGGCCTGGCGGATGCCGCGAACTTTAGCGCCCATAATCAGACTCCCGTAATCAGTGCAAAATCGTCAGCCAGCCTTTCGAACGTGTCAGCGAACCGGACAATCTGGCGTATCTCATCGGCTTCATCCGGTGGCGAAGTAGCTGAAGATGCACCAATAAGGATATAGTCACCCTCTTTTGCCTCTGCGTACTCCGTCCAGATTGTATTTTTAACCACGATTTCCCGGCCAAGGTCGCCGATTTTTGCAGAGAGACCGCCCTGGTAGTCGCAGAGGATAGCGATCGGCGGCTCCCATCCATACGGCTGACCTCCGCCGTCGGTATCGCTACCGTCAGCATCGCGTATGCGCCGCCAGATTGTCGCCGTCGCGGTATAGCTCCAGTTTGCTACCGAAGACATCAGTTATCCCTCCATCGCAGCACAACAGCGCCTGTGGCGCGTATGCGGTCGCAATTGATGAACCACTCGCCGTCGCTTTTCACGTACGCTGTCGTTTGCTCACCGGTATCGGTGATCACCCACACCCGGGTAAACGTCCGCGGCAGCCGTTGCTGAACTGAAACCCACGCCATTAGCAGCCCCCGACCACCATAAACAGGCCCACACTGTTGCCGGCGCTGATCGGTAGTTCACTGGTGCAGCCGCTGGTATCCAGTTTCGCCAGAGAGTCGCGCAGCCAGGTAATGCCGTCATCTCCATAATCGAACGAGCGCGACGCGCCTGATGGCGCTCCCTGCGATTTTATTCGCCGGGCACCGGAAGACGTCGCCATGAGCGCAGCGGCATACATCAGGATCAGCTTTGCCGTGCAGTCGTCATAACCCGCACCATCGAGGCACGGGATAATCTTGTTCACTACGCAGAGAATCGGATCGAGCAGCGCGGAGGGGATGGCGTAACCCAACTCACCGAGGAACGCCTGCACGTCTGCCGCTGTGATTGGGTCAGCCATGGTTATTTCGCCTTCTTCGATTTGCTGGCAGATTCTTCCTGCTGCTCTGCCTGCTCTGCAGCGTCATTGCCCGGCGTGGCTACTTCCAGCGCTTGCTCTTCCACTTCGCCCACCACCGACACACGACCAGCAAAAGCTGCAGGAACGTCCGCCGCGACGAATTCGTGACCAACAGGAAGTTGCTGGAAGACGCCATCAATCATGCCCCAGCAGCCGGTTTTCTCGACCTTTAACGTTTTCATGCTTTCTCCCGAAGAAAAGGGGCCGAAGCCCCTTAACCCTGTGCGTTGAAGACTTTAGAGCGACCGTTGAAATCACGCTTAATCTGCAGACCAACTGCACTCCAGACCAGAGTGTTGTAGTTGTCGAACGGATTCTGTCGGGGGATCATGAAGGTGCCCACCGGCGCGGCGATGCGCGTCTTGATGTACTGCGAGTTGCGAACGTACGCAATGAAGTGGTTACCGGTCAGCTTAAAGGTCTGGTTGAACGACTCGATGCGACCATAGCGCAGGATGTATTCCAGCACAGTGCCTTCTTTGAAGCCCGCGGCATCGGAATACGGTCGGTTCAGGTTGCGCATGATATCCGGGGATGCCCACACTTTTACCTTCTCCTGAACGTAGTTATCGTCCAGCAGTTTGGCGAACGGACCGGTGAAGAATGCTACTGATTCATCAGGAGTCGAGGTGGTCAGGTCAATATTCAGACCGGATGCACTCAGGTCTACCTGGTTGGTGTTGGCGTGGTTGGTAATACCAGCGCCAACATAGCCCTTCACCTTCACCTTCGCATCGCCGGAAAGCATGTAGTCGGCCATATCTTCGCGGATGGCTGCAACATGCGCTTCCTGGTCATCGGCCATTGCATCAAGGTTTTCGGACTGCATGCCGTTCCATTCACGCCATTCACGGCTGTAGCCGGTGTTGAAGATCGGGATCGGGTCGCCGGCTTCGTCGTAGATGACTTTATCCAGTTCTTCCGGAACATGGCCCGTCAGTGTGCGATGAACCTTGCCAGCGTCGCTGGAAACGCGGTAGAGCGCCGCCGTCTTGCCGATTGAGATCGGCGTACCGAGACCGAGCAGGTCATCAAGCAGGCCGTTGCCTTCGTCGTTGCGGAAGACTCGGGTGGTGATGTTGTCAACTTCACGCCAGTAGTCTTTAGAGATCAGCGCAGCCTGGTTAACTTCCAGCGCGCCGCCGTACTGGGCGGAAATGTTGTTCTGGTTAACGTTGAAGGATTCGCGCTGCATCAGCAGCTGATTCCATGCCTTCTTGATCTGGTTATGTTCAGTAACCAGCTTTTTGTTAAATACGATCATGCTCATGCGGTAGCTTTCCCTGATTTGCGAACTTTCACGAGCTGGGCTTCAGCACCAACGGTGATCTTTTCGCGTGAAAAGAAGAGGACCTGGTCGGTGGCTGGAGTGGTCGACTTGGCCAGTGTGCCGTCACCGGCAGAAACCAGACCTTCGTTTTCCAGCAACACTTCGCCAGCCTTTACCAGCATGTGGTAATCGACATCGTCTTCGCACATGATGGCCGCGCCAGTATCCCCGGCCGGCACTGCATCGCGGATATCACCGCCGCCGATATAATTGTGCTGGAGCGCCAGGGCTACCCCTGCACCACCGGCCACATTGTGAACAGCCAGTTTCCCTGTGCTATCCAGCATTACCAGAGATCCTGGCTTCACTGCTGCCGCCATGATTGCTTCAATGACCTGCGGGTCATTCTTGCGGGCCGGGCCCGCGATTACGGTATGGAAACGAGGTGCGAGAGCCATTATTCAGGAGCCTCCATAGAAAGGATTTCACTCTGAGCGCCATTCCCCTGGAATGCCGGGTTCAGACCGGTGCTGGTCTGGCACTGCGAGTACATGTCGTTCAGCGCTTCGCCGGCCAGCGAGTTGATCGCCGCTTCGGTCATGAACGGGAATTTCGCTTTGACCGCTTCACGCTTGGTCTTGAGGTCTTTTTCAGCGTTGGCCTGCAGCTGAGTTTTCAGCGTACTGATCTCGTCAGTCAGCGGCTTAATCGCCAGATTTACTGCTGCGGTAATCGCGTCAGAGTTAATCTGAGTACCCGGCTGGTCGCCTGCTTTATTCTGTACCTGCTGGTTATAGGCATCCCAGACCTGATCGTCGGTCAGCCCCTCGGTTTTAACGCCTGCGGCATTGAGCGCGGCGATCATCTTCTCTTTCATCGGGTTTGTTTCTCCGTTGGTTTTGACTTCGTACTCAGTGGGTTTGCGCACGACCTCTACTGGATCGCCGACCAGCGTGACTGTGCTGTCGTCGATGAGGTATTTTTGCTGGAAGAGCTTATTGCCCTCTTCGAAGATGAATTTGTCTGGCCACACGGTCACGACATAGCGATACACATCGCTGCCTGACGGCGCGCGAATGGCTTCACGCAGCATCTGGTAGATTTCATCGAATGAGGCATCTGAGTTGTGGGTGAGGAAGAACTTCACTTTGTTCAGCAGGCCATCTTTGAGGCTATTTGCGGCTTCAACGAGGCTTGCAGTTTCGACTTCGCCTTCCTGACCATCGGCATTCACGAACATGCCGACGCCTTCTTCTGGAGTACCGGCACCCGGCTCATCGAGCAGGATAGCGATATGGTCGAACTGCATATTGCGAGCGATCCATGAGTATTTCTTCTGCTTCGACTCGCCTGATTTTCTCTCTTTGTTCGTGAGTAAGCCGGTAGAGAGGTGGATCGGGTCGGTGTTGGTGCCAGCGATCATCTCATCAAGGCGATTAATCAGTCGCTTACCGTCAGGCTTTGTCTCGGCGACCGCCTTATTGATATAAACGTCCATGACGACCTGGTCGCCAGACTTGCTGACGTTCTGCGCCCATGCTCCGACGTGATAGCTGTTAATGGCCCGCGGGTCATTGGCGCTGACATATTTGCCATCTACCATCGGGTGCGGAAGAGGCATCAGCTTGCCTTCCATCGTCTGGTAGCTGTTGTTAATCTCCTCCGCCGGGTACAGGCCGCCATTCATAACAATGTCATCGACGATCGGAACCGCACCACGAATGACGTAGTGTTCCTGGCCGTTGATAGTTGTCGTTGAGATGTTGGAGGCGTTGATGGCGAGGGATTTCACATGAATGCTGGACAGCTTCATGTATTGTCCTCAATATGCTAATGGTTGTTCACTAAAAACAAGGGGTTAATATGCAGTATAAAGTGCTATTTCACGCCTTTATTGAAGGCAAAAAACAAACTCTTGATGCTGTTTTTGAATCATCTAACGAGCCGAAGCTCAATGATAAGGAAGTTATTAAAGCCGTGATGCATGCTCTCTCTGACGTCGTAAATGTGGAAACTTCAACTTTTACAATTGAGTTCCATATTGATGCTGTCGTACCGATAGTTTAAGCATCTGAGTCTCGCCACTTTTTCCTCTCAGTGGCGAGCTTATCCGCCAGCCCCTTGTTAAATATGCTGCCGTCGTCGTTAAGTAGCACCGGAATCTGGCTGCAATAGCAGTTGTACCGGTTGCCGTTCTCGGCGTAGAAGTCTCGCACCTGCTCGGTGGTGTAGACCTTTCCGTGACGGCTGGCGTGCCAGCTGCGCGTCGTCGGTTTGAGCGCCGACAGCCACAGCAGGCCAGTATTCAGGCCAAGCCGATCCGCTGCCCAGTCCGTTTCGTTCCATTGAGCCTGGCGCAGCGCGCCGACCTGCTCAGTCTGAGCGATAGTCTTTGCGCGGCCCATAGAGACATCAAGGCGCTTGCTTACCACCTGCGCCGTTTCGCGGGGATTCACACCGCGCCCAACGGCATCCGCGATGATGTTCGCCAGGTCACCGCGCGCCCGGTCAGCTTCCAGCTTCCAGTCGCTATACGTGCTGATGTATGCACTGGCGATCTGGTTCTGGTATGCAGGGCTGCTTAAAAGCTGCTGAAGCGTCGTCTGGCTGGCGTATACCTGCGACTGCTGCGAGAGGTTGTTGAAGGCCTCCAGCGTTCCGCGCTGCGCCTCAGCGGCGACGTAATCCATCGCCCACAGGTTTTGCTCGCCGCCTTCCAACAGGTAATCGTCGAGAATGGACTGTACCGCTTCGAGCAGGTCGGCCAGTTCCTGCGCTGACATGTCGTAGATGAACTTGCCGGCGTTGACCTGGTAGAGCCGCATATCCTCGCCGTGGTCGTGGCACATGAAGTGCCAGCTGTGGCTGTTAACCTCTCGCTCACGCCCGGTAAGGCGCTGGTCGAACAGAGCTTTCAGCGCCACCTTTATCGAGTAATACCTTGCCTCAATGTCGCGCTCCATTTTGCTGACGGACTTGCGCGACATTGTGGGGTCAACTTTCGACCGTGGTATCACCGGACTTTTCGGCTTCTGATTCTGGGTCGGCCAGTGGATCAGGCTTTGGCTTGTTGCCATCTGGCGGCACCTCATCATCAAGTTCAGGCAGGGCTTGCAGTTCGCCCGCCGCGCGTATCTCATTTTCTGTGATAGCAGAGCGGCCAAAGGCATTCGTCGACTTCACAGCCACGTCCGCGAGCTTGTCCATGTTGGCAATCCTCTCTGCCTGGCTAGGCGCCAGCAGATCAGACCATCCCACGGTGACCTCTTCTCCGCTGGCAGGAGGGATAACCCCCAGCGTCCAGAAACGAGTAACCACTTCGGTGATGACGTCGGTCAGGAAGCCATTGCGTCGGCTCATCCTCGTGCGCGCCCATCCTTTTGCATCCTCGGTACTTGCGCGCTCACCTGTCTGCATGCCAATAAGCTCTTTAACAGGAATCGGTACCGTTGCGCAGAACTCGCTCAGCGCGGTGCGCCAGGTTGGCTCAGGGTCCGCAACCGCCACTGAAAGCACGCTCGTATCGCCCTCTTGCATGATGACTGCGCTATCTGTGCTGTCATTGAGGCGTCGAACCTGATCATCCATCCCTTCTGAGAGTTGGGCTTCGCTAACACCAAGCGCCCTTGCCAGTTGTGCGAAGCTTGTCTTGGCACTGAAGTTAAAGTTGAGTTGCCGGCTGGCGTTCTTCAGGAACCCTTCCGCCGCACCGCCCGAAACTTTTTCGAGGTCCAGCAACTTGTTGAACCCCTCTTCCAGCAGCGACTCGCCGGAATCAAGCCGCCCGTCATCCGAGCCTTCAGCCAGAATGATAACGCGATCAGGGTGAACGTTGATGATGCGACCTGGCTGGCCGCTGCGCTGCTGCTGCACCGGTATCTCGGTAAACGAGTACATGCTGACAGCGCCATAATTTTCGCTGTTCTGGTCTTCGTTGTAACTGACCGGGTCTAACTGAGCCTCCCAGACTGGAACGAGCCGGACGAGCGCCCTCTCCTGCAGCCTGCCGACCATCGCCTTATCTACAGACTCTGACCATGGCCTGTTGTCTTTAACCTGGATCAGTAGCGCAGAGTAACGACCTACTAGGTTACGTTTGTCAGCGCCCTTGATCTGCTTCCAGCATCGCTTGAGTAGCTTGTTGACCCGTTTATCCCAATCCGTTTGCTGGGTTGCATCCTTAGTCTGGTCGCCTTCGTAAACTTCCGGGTAATCTTCCCAGCATCCATCGACCATTCTCGTCACTGCGGCGCCGGCTATGGCGTTGCGTCGGTACGCCCGGTAAAAATCATCGAAGCAAAGTTCCTTGGGATATCCAAACTCCTGATAAAGGCGCTGACGCTTGGTGTTACTGGTGCCATTGAACAGAGCGTTGAAGTAACGCATCCGCTCGCGGTCGATGCTGGCGTTCGTGGCGAGTTGTTTAGTTTCGCTTTCGTTCACGGTGTCCTCCGTCAGCGCGATCGCACCAACATGCCGGTGATTTTTTGTGGTGAATGCAGTACGCGATAACGTGTTCCATCCCAGTCGTGGTCTTCTTGCTGAGTGTCGACGTCATCAGGGTTTTTATCGTCACGAACGAGCACCGGGATGCGGCTTATCCAGCCACGGCAGTAGTCAAAAACGTAGAATGCTGGCTTCTCAGGCATGCCTGATTCCAGCTTCACGCCTTCAACCACCGCTTCGAGCATATCCGCAAAAAGAGATGCGCCGTTGATACGGGAGCCTGGCTTTTTATCAGCTGGCAACCAGGTAACGCCCTGAGCTTCCATCTTCTGCGCGATCGATAACTCGTTATCGCCAGTGTTGAATATCGCCCCATCAGCCGGGCCGGGAATCACTTCGCTACAGATGCCTGGCATAATGTGCAACTGGCCCTGCGTGACACCGTCGATTTGAATCTCTTCCGGCTCGTCGACGTCTTCGCCAACCAGCCGCTTGTCAATCCACGCCACGCCCTTCGCGACGTTGGTGGATGACATATTCAGGCCCTTGTTGAGCTCGTCAGGCGGACATCCGTACCATTCACCGATCAGGATAAGGGAACCGGCAGGCGGGCAGAACTGTCGACCATCAGGTAGCTCGGCGGCTGTTCCATCGGCCTGAGCCCACCAGAGGTTAGAGAACGGCTTCGACTCACCCCAGTCATGAGAGCGATCGACGGTCCAGCTATCCGGGATGCGGAACGGCTTAATGACGTGCAGCGCTTCATTCCACAGGTGGTCAAATCTCCCGCCACTGGTCACATCCCAGGAGCCCTCCACCCACGCTTTGCGGCGGTTTGGGTCTTTGATGGCCATCAGGGTCGCGATGTACTGCGGGTCGAGGTACGGGTTCTCTTTAAACGATCCGTGGATAGCTACGCGGGTAAGCGTGATTTCCTCTTCTCGTTCTGTCTGAGGGTTGAACACCATTTGCCGGTCTCGCTGCACGGTTCCGCGTGGCGCTGGCTCAATGAAGCGTTTCTTCACCCAGGTATGCCCGATACCAAACGGGTTGGTCGTGCTGAACGTCTCCAGCGGGATCGGCTTTAGTAAATTGCCATTATCCAGCGGGTAGTTCTCTGGCCTGAACGATGAGCGTCGGCAGGAGAACATCATTTCGTAGAATTCAGGGGACTGCTGTTTCGTCAGCTCGTTAAAGCCAATGAACGGGAATTCCTGCCCGTGAAAATCCCAGTAGTCGTCTGCCTCTTTGCCGAAGCGGAAGAGAAGCTCCTCGCCTGTGGGCCATACCCATCGCAATTCGCTCGCAGATGACAGATATCGAGCACCATCGTTGAACAGACGGAACATACGCTTCGACTGCGTGATGATGTCGGCAAGGTTCTTATATTCGGTATCGAAGATTACGCCACGCCAGAACGAGCCATAGCCCACGCCAACATTGCGCCGGAACCGGGCCAACTGCGCAGCAGTTTTACCTGGTCCGCGAGTACCTTCGAAAAGTATTTCGTTACACGGGCAACTCAGAGCCAGAGACTGTGATCCAGGCAGTGGCTTCCATACAGCTTTGTAATTCATCCACCGAGCACCTCACCCTGTTGTTTCTGCGCCGCCGCTTCCCAGTCATCCACGTTATCGCTGGTTGGTACTAGCATGACGTTATGCGTAACCTCTTTCGTTTCAGCCTTATTCTCAATGCTGTATGCCTCGCGCTCGAGGCCGATAAGCGTTTTCAGGCTGTCGCTAAGGTCTTTCATGGATTTAACGCGGGAAGGAAGACTGATTATTTTGTGGTAGAGATCGTTGAGCTTATCCATGCCTTTGTCATCAGGCGATCGCATCATCTCGCCCAGATCCTCAAGCGCGGCCACGTTGCCACACTCTCCGGCCAATTCATCGAACAGCGTGTTGGTTAGTTCGCGAGCCCGCCGGATGTCTCCCCGGTGCTCCATGCGTACCGTTGCGATAACCTCGGCTGTCGCCTCTATCAGTACGCGTTCGGTCAAAGTGCTTTCGTTGCGTACCGTCCTGCGTACCTCCCGCTTGCGTACCAAGTCATCAGCCTTTTGCTGAATCTTCGCATTCAGGTCGCGAGACCAGTCGTCACGCTTTGCTCGCTTACGGATAGCGCCTTCGCTGATACCGTGCTGCGATGCAATTTCACGGAGGGACATCACCCCGGCCCGGTACGCCGTCTCGATGGCCTCCCAGTCGGGTTTGTTCATACTCCATTCCTTATTTTATCTGTTCGGCACCGACCCTTAGAGCCTCGCCATTGCTGCTTTCTTTTCGCTTGGCAGCGTGAGTGGGTTTGTCTCCTATAAGAGACAAAAGCTATTCAGAAGTTAATGCGACTCAGTATAGAGAGGCCTTGTCCAACGTGTTGGACATTTAATAGTGGCGAGTATTGGAGGAAAAGTAACCAACCAATGCCTTTAATGTTACCGGAGTAGGAACAGATACCCGGGGGACTTAAGTTACACACTAGAGATACCAACATTAACCCACGACAAAGGAGGAAAAATGCTGGAATACCTAAAGGCTTTATCGCCTTACGCAGCATCCATTAACTGCATCACCTTTCTGATTTGCCTTCTGATAGCAAAATATTTCGGCGTTCTTCAATACTTCTAATCCCCGCCTTATCCAGATTGCACTGCCCCAGCGCAGAGTAAAGCTTCGCGTTTAACTCCAGACTAGCACGCCACCTGAACAGAACCTCCAAATCCGGTGTTTGGTGTAACTGAAGCGTGCCAAGTCATGACAAAGATCACCCAAGGCGACCTTTGTCATAAGCATTGTAAAATAATTGAGAGAAGCACTTGTTCTTTTAATAAATACTTATAACTTATATAAACCTTTAAAAATTATTGACTTAGATGCTGGCACAACCCTTTTAGCCTCCTGCAAGACAAAGTTGGTGTGCCCCTCTAACTCATCCTTAGTTAACTGCACGCCTTGCGCTATCACGTACCCATTGCCACCATAGACAGCATTGCCGTTGGCATCATAAGCCTCATAATAGGAAACATAAGCTTGACTCATTTAAACTCCTAATTTAAGTAACTTAACAGGAAATGGAGGGTAAACGATATCATTATCGAGCCACCTCTGGAAGTGGCTCTGTAATGCCTTAGTTGCAGTGTTACGTTAACTGATATGCACCCGCTGCGCTTGCTATTCCCGGATTGTTTTCTAAACTAACTTATGACTTTGCTCTGCCATGACAAAGTCTGCTGTTCTAACCGTGGGCTCATGGATGAGCCACTCTCAAGCCTTCCAGGCTCTCATTTTTATTCTCACCCAGTAGAAAATAAACCAGCTACGTGGCTACAATCCGTCATTGGCTGGCTGTTCAGCACCCCGTAGTTTTGGGATTTCCCCCTCGGGTTTTTTTATCACGCCGACCTCGCCATGCAGGAACGGCAATGTAGCCCCGCTACTGACTCACTGCACGGTAGTAGGCCTGCCAGCGGTACTTATCCAACCGCAGTTGGCGCAGGCATTGAGCGGTTTCGACGTCCGATTGCAGGTCTTCGTCGGTATCCTTCCCTGCGTCACTTGCTTTGCACGGAGGGCTCATCAAATCCGGGGATGGAGTTGGCAGCGTCGATGGCCCGTTGGCGCAGCTGCACAGCATCATCGTCAAACCGGCACACAGTACGATTCGGAGACTGGACATATTTCACCACGTCGCGGGTTATGGTTCGGTAGATGACCTTGCCCTCCTCTGTAGCGGCAGCGGCCTTTTGCTCAACTGGCTGGATAGTCTTTTCGGCTTTCTCTTTCTTCTTCGCCGCGAGGGCGTTGATATGGTCAGCGTGAGAATTCCAGCCAGAACGCCATGAGAAAATGCAGGTAAGCAGCAGAATGACTACAGCGCTGATGATTGCGGTTAATCGGCTCATTTCTGGCCCCACTCGCAGACTTCACGCTCAATCTCGCGCCTGGTGATCAGTCCCTTCCACTGCTTGCCTCCGGCATACGTCCAGCGCTGCAGTTCCTTGCACGCGCCCGGCACATCTCCAGCATTCAGTTTCTTCAACAACGTGGAGCTGGCGAAAGCGCCAGAGCCAACGTTATAAGTGAATGAGTAAAGCGCGGCGCGGGTAGGATCAGGAATGCGGACTTTGATGAGCGGGTCAATGGCGCTTGCCACCTTCCGCAGATCTGCCTTCAGCAGGTTGTCGCATTCTCTGTCGGTGTAACGGTGGCCGCGGCGAATATCGGAGCCAGTGTGGCCATCACAAACAGTCCAGACGCCGACAACATCCTGGTAGGCGTAATAACGCCTTCCTTCCAGGCCGTCAGCATTACCAAGCATGACAGAAGCAATTGCGATTGCGCCCGAACCGCCGGCGATCGCACCAATCAGCTTATTCCTCAGCGTCGGGTTCATCTCGGCTCCTGCTGCGTCGGGTGTCTTCGCGAATCTTGAAGTACAAATTCGTCAGATACGTAAGTACGGCGATGACAATGCCCACCAGTACGCCGATGGCATTCCACTGCTCGGGGCTATAGGCATTTAGCATGCCGTTAAGGATGCTCCCGGCTGAAGCGCCATAGGCAGCACCAGTGGTTATCTTTTCCATGCGATACATACTCTCACCTCGCGTTGTTAGCGGGTGCTGTGTGTGTTTGAAAGGGTCAGGCCCGTCGGGCTGGATTTAACAACGAAGCGTGTCGGTAATGATTCCCGCCGGACCTGATAATAAAAAAGCCCGCAAAAGGCGGGCAATAAGCATGAGGGTAATAGCAATGTCGGTGATGACCGAAAATACCCTGGCTGGGTCTGGCGGCCTGCGACGCTGTTGCAGCAGCGCCCCTGATAAGTTGGGGTATGAACCCGTTATCAGGTCAGGCCATTATCTGGTGCACCATTCAGGACTCGAACCTGAAACCGATAGCTTAGAAGGCTATTACTCTCTCCGGTTGAGCTAATGGCGCTAATTTGGCGGGACAGGAAGGATTCGAACCTTCGACCATTCGGTTAACAGCCGAACGCACAACCGCTGTGCTTCTGACCCTGAAATGAAAAAGGCCGCGAAATAGCGCAGCCCTTAATGCTTTATGGTTTTGCCTGAATTAGGCGAAAAAAAGCCCGCTCAGAGGGGCGGGCAGAAGGTAGGAAATACTGATTCTTCAACGGTTCGAGGCGCACCTAATAGTCAGAGCTACCAATTTACCAGGAGAGCGCTCGTTTTCCGTTACTACCTTTTAAACATAGCTGGAGAAGCCGAAACGGCAACCCCACTATCAAATAGCTTATGTAGCATTGCATTATGGTGCCGGGTGCCTCCCGGTGAGCATGTCCCAGTCGACATGGCCCGCGCTGCATTTACAGATTACTGTAAGTGACTGGTCGCCCCTCCGCATAGGGGGATTCACCACACGAATAGATTAACAACACGTTAATTTTCTGGTCAATAAGATATAAGCAAATGATGACATGCAGTTTTCTTATTGCTGAGTAACTTCAATCTGGTTCAGGGCTCTGCGCGTGTAGGGCTTTAACGTGTCGTGCGGCACGTCTCTACCCAAGAGCCCTGACCGGATCGCAGGCGTAAAAAAGCCCAAGGCGTTAACCTCGGGCTTGAATTTTTTGCTTCGGAACGACTGAACGGATTCCCAGCGTTAGGGATGAATCTAACCAGTTTTTCCGGAGATTGCAATAGCTATTTTCCACAAAATTTTATTTTTATAGAAAATACTCATTATTTCGTCACCCGGGAGAGGATGACATCAGCGTAGGATTCCTGTTTGTGACATTCGGATACCAGCTCCTCGAAGAAAGGTTTCAGTTGCTCATAAGCTGCCGTTTTCTTAATGTCAGCCACGGCCCTTACCCCTTCCATCACCGTCGAAAACTTCAT